TGTCCTCAGCCAGTAACTTGAAGAACCTCTCTTCAAATTTACCTCTTGATTCTTGCATATTTATATTTATACTAAGTTTGTGGAATTGCTTAAAAAATTTATTGAAGATGTCGGTAAGGATCTTGTTCTCGATGATTTCAATCTTAAGGAAGCTCAAATGAGGCTACCGTCACGTAAGCATTTTTGGGTAGCTAGATTGATGGAGACTAAAATAAAAAGAGGTGAGCTTTCTAAAAAGAAAGCACAGCTTAAGAAAAATATAACAAAAGAGGTTATAGCAACTTCTCCAGTTAAGATAAGCCAATCTTCTGCTGAGAACGCCGCAGAACGTCATGAAAGCTTACAGAGTATATCATCAAAGATATATGAATGTAATATGATCATTGAATATCTAGAGAAGGTAGAGAAGGTTATGGGTCAAATGGGGTTTGATATAAAGAACATAATAGATGTTCAGAAGATGGAGCAATTATAGTATGATACACTTTGATTATATAAAGTCATCCGGTAAACTTCATATCAAGTGTGATGATTCGTCGTTATACGATCGAATACGTGAGCATTTTAGCGTGGAAAATGATGGTGCTAGGTTCGCTAGAAGGTTTAATAGGTTCGCTCCTCGTCGTAAATATGTAATTAGTAACTTAGGCTCATGTGAGCTTGGGTTATACTGGGATATCCGCCAGTATCTTATTAAGAATCAGATTAATATACAGGCTAACATTACACCTGCACTACAAAAAGCTATAGATGTTGGTTTAGATAAGCCGATGCATAAAGATTTTGCCTTTGACTTGCGTGAATATCAAGAAGAAGTTATAGGTAAGGCTATGAGACTTGGTAGAGGTACGTGTGTCCTTGGTACTGGTGCTGGTAAGACATTTACAACAGCGGCATTAATAGAAAATTACTTTAGATATAGTCCAGATAGAGATACATTTAAGTGTATTGTGCTTGTACCTGATCTAGGATTGGTTAAGCAGACTTATGATGAGTTTATAAGCTGTGGATCCACATACAAACTAACTAAATGGACTGGAAAAACGAAGCCAGACTTTACTGCGAATGTAATTATTGCTAATATAGGTATTATACAGAGTAGATTTGAAGATAATGATTGGATAAAGCATATAGATTTACTAATTGTAGACGAGTGTCACAAGATAACATCAGGTAATAAGATATCTAAGATAGTAAAGAAGATCAAAACACCTAACAAATACGGATTCACAGGTACATTACCCGAGAAACAGATAGATAAGTGGTCTATTATTGGTAAACTAGGCCCTGTTATCTATGAAAAGTCGAGTTATGAGCTTAGAATGGAGGATTACCTAGCTAATGTTAACGTTAAGGTACTTAATCTTAACTATAAAGACAAAATTCGTTATGAAACACAGGATAGATATAGAGAAGAGCTCAACTTTATATATGAATCCTTTGATCGTAACACTTTCTTAAGTAAATTAGTAGGTAAGTTACCAAATAACACACTTATACTAGTTAATCACATTAAACATGGTGAGGCTTTAATGAATTACCTTAGTACCCTAGAAGGTAAACAGGTTTACTTCATTAGAGGTGAGGTAGATGTAGAAGAGCGTGATAAAATTAAAGGTATAATGGAAAAGGAACATAATGTTATATGTGTTGCTATTAGTGCTATCTTTTCTACGGGTGTTAACATTAAAAATCTGCATAACATTGTATTTGCTGCTGGGGGTAAGTCGTTTGTACGTACTGTTCAGTCAATTGGTCGTGGATTACGTAAGCATCATAGTAAAAACAAGCTAGTCATTATTGATATATGCGATAATCTACCATATGGTATAAGACACAACGAAAAGCGTAAGGAAATCTATGAATCCGAAAAGATACGCTATACAGAATCAACTGTAAATTTATCTTGACTTATAAAATATATACTTTATAATTAATAAAATGTCCAAAGAGAAAAAAGCCGAATACTACATTGAACCTAAAGTCTTTAAAGCAAGTTTAAGGAAATATTATGACTCTGATATCTTGACGGATGATCTCGCCGAAAATATTAAAAAGATTGCGTATGGTTTAAGTTATAACTCGTCATTTATTAATTATTCCTATAAAGATGATATGATTGGTGATGCATTGATTAAGATGTATTCGGCTCTCAAATATAAGAAGTATAAATTTGAGAATAACTCTAATCCATTCTCATATTTTACTACAATAGCGTATCATGCTTTTATTAATCGAATTAAGAAGGAGAAAAAGCATCATGAGGCTATTAAATCTTATAAAGAGCAAATTTATGAAGACTATATGTCTGATCCTAATAATACCCATGGTCATGTTTATGTAAAACCTGTTGATGGTGATGATGATCCCGACGCTTAGAAAGCCTAAAGTAGCTATCATATCTGATCTACACTTAGGTGTTCATTCTAACAGTACAGAATGGCATAATTATGCCTTAGAATGGGCCAACTGGTTTAGAGAAGAGTGTGTTCGTAATAAAATCGAAGACATTATATTTTGTGGTGACTGGCATCACAATAGAAGTGAGATATCAGTTAACACGCTACAAGTATCCGCCGATATATTGGACATTTTATCGGAGTTTAACGTTATCGCTATAACTGGTAATCATGATATTTACTACAAGCATAGAACAGATGTAAATTCACTTTCTATATTTAAGAATAGAAAAAATGTAACTGTTTTAGAGCAGTACCAAACTCTGGAAGCGTATGATCGTATGTTATCATTCTGCCCGTGGAATACCAACGTTAAAAATATTGAAGAGAGTGATATTATATTCGGTCATTTCGAGATCGAGACGTTTAAAATGAATACCTATAAGGTATGTGAGGAGGGTGTAAAGGTAAAGGATCTTTTGAAGAAGTCTAGTTTGATTATATCTGGTCACTTCCATACAAGACATGAAAAGACCTTCGGTGCAGGTACTATTTTATATGTTGGTAATCCCTTTCAAATGGATTTCGGTGATGCTGGTAATCAAAAAGGTTATCATATACTAGATCTTGATACATTAGATTATGAATTTAAGCCTAACCATATATCACCGTGCTATCAAAAAATAGCTTTAAGTGAATTAGTAGAAGAAGGTGAAATTACATCTCATATAGTAAAAAGTGTTACTAATAATATTGTAAAGCTAAAGATTGATATGAATATCTCGCAAGAAGATTTGGATGTACTTCTTGGTGTACTTACGAAACTCAAACCAGAAGGTTTGACAGTTGATTACGATATTAATTTTAATCGCTTACTAGAAAATACAGAAGATAAAGAAGACTTATCAGGTATTGATGTTGAGCAAGCGATTGAAGAGTTTGTAAACATGCTTGATATTGACAATAAAAAAGATATAATTGATTATACTCTCGGTCTATATGAAAGAAGTAAACTTTAAAAAGGTAAGCATTATAAATTTTCTATCTGTTGGAGAAGATCCTGTAACAATAGAGTTTACAAAAGGTTTGCATGTTATAACAGGTGCAAATCGCGATAAACCAGACCGTAGAAACGCTATTGGTAAGAGTACAGTAGCTGATTCTATTTATTTTGCTATATTTGGTGATACGTTACGTGAGCTTAAGAAAGATCTTATACCTAATAACATCACTGGTGGTAGAACACATGTAGAGTTAGATTTCGAGCTTAAATCTACTAAAGGTGTTAGTAATTATAAGATAGTTAGACATCTTAACCCCTCAAAAGTGTTTGTATTTAAGGACGGTGTTGATAAGACGCGTGATAGTATATCTAATACAAACAAATACATAAGTCAAGTAACAAGCGCAACACCTTCAATCTTTCAGAACTGTGTTATTATGACAGTTAACAATGCGATCCCTTTTATGGCAAAAAATAAAATCGAGAAGCGTAAGTTTATCGAAGATATTTTTGGTATGGAGGTATTTGGTCAGATGTTATCGCATCTAAGAAGTGAATATAACGATATTAAACGGGAGCATGATACAGAATTTACCCGTTTAGAGGAGGTAAGTAAGAGCTGTAACAATTATAAAGATCAACGTACAAAAATTCTAGATCGTCGTAAAGAAAAGCATGCATTATATCTCGAACGTAAAGAGTCAAATGAAACGGAACTAAGCAATCTTAAGACTCAAACAGTTTCTGTAGATAAAAATAATATAAATAATGTAAAAGAGAGTATAAAAGAGTACGAAGGTAAACTAAATATTTGTGATGAAAAGATAAGTGATCTTATTGAAGATATAAGCACTAAAAAGGCAGAAGTAACTCATACAAAAACATCATATGCAAAGATTGGTACATCAGATGAAAAGTGTCCTGTTTGTCTTCGGAATATTGAAGATCATGATACGGAACATATTGAAATCGAAAGAAAGGCCCTCAAAGAAGAGATTGAGGCGATGGTTGGAGATATAAAGATTGTACAAGAAAAGTTATCTAAAGCTAAAAATATAAAGTTACGCGTTAATCAAGCTATTACAGGTAGTACCAAAGAGCTTTCACAGATTAAGTTAGACTTACAAGCGCAAGAAAATATTAATTTACGTATCGATCAGCTTAATAAGTGGCAAGCTGAGCTAGGTGAAGATATAAAGTCAGTAAACATTACCGAGACTGATATAGATGTAATAATAGAGAGTACAAATAAAGATTTAGAGGCTTTACAACTCAAGGTAAAAGAACTTCGCGAGCGTTTAGCAAAGCTAGATATTGTTAAGTATGTTGTATCAGAAGAAGGTGTTAAGTCATATATCGTTAACAAGTTGCTAGAGCTACTTAATAATAAACTACTACAATATTTACGTAGATTAGATTCAAACTCTATATGTATCTTTAACGAGTACTTTGAAGAAG